TTTCGCCCAGGACCTCTCGAGACACATGTCGTTTACCACCAATGGCAGGTATTTTCTCGTCACCTACGCACAATGCGGAGACCTCGATCCATTCCGCGTTGTGGACAAGTTTTCATCACTGGGAAGTGAGTGCATCATTGGAAGAGAGTTGCACGAAGATGGGGGACTTCATCTACATTGCTTTGTCGATTTCGGACGGAAGTTTCGCAGTCGAAAAACTGATGTTTTCGATGTCGACGGTCGGCACCCAAACATTGAAAGTTCTCGAGGGACTCCAGAAAAGGGATACAACTACGCGATCAAGGATGGAGATGTTGTGGCGGGAGGGCTTCAGCGACCCGAGCCTAAGAGCAGAGATGGAGCTGGGTCGACTTTTGAGAAATGGTCTCTCATTACGTCGGCGACGGATCGAGAAGAATTTTGGCGACTGGTGCACGAGCTGGATCCAAAATCTGCTGCATGTTCATTCACTCAGCTCAGCAAATACGCAGACAGCAAGTATGCCGAGGTGCCTACCGAGTATGAGCACCCCGGAGGAATTGAGTTTGCTCCGGGAGATGTTGACGGCAGAGATGACTGGGTACGAGAATCTGGTCTTGGCGTGGGACAATCATTAGGTGGGTTATCTTGCGCGTCGCACTAGAACGCTCGGGGGGCCCCCCCCGCGAAGGGGGCACCTCCCCCCCTCCCTCGCGTTCTTTGTGCTCGGGCGCGCTGGTTAATAGATATACTGGGGTCTTTTGCTAACTCAGGTTTATTCCCAGAGGGTAGACCTATGTCCTTGGTGCTTTACGGAGAATCACGGACCGGAAAGACTCTGTGGGCCAGATCTTTGGGACGCCACATATACAATGTGGGCCTAGTCTCAGGCGCAGAATGCGTCAAGGCTAGCGAGGTCGATTACGCTGTGTTTGACGACATCAGAGGCGGAATGAAATTCTTTCCCGCCTTCAAAGAATGGTTGGGAGGGCAACACACGGTATGTGTCAAGCAACTTTACAGGGATCCAATTTTGGTTAAGTGGGGCAAGCCTTCAATTTGGGTATCTAACGACGATCCACGGCTGTGCATGGAACCATCCGACGTGGCATGGCTTGAAGCTAATGCACGTTTTATTGAATGTAACCACGCTATCTTTCGTGCCAATACAGAGTAGCCTCTGGCTCGAATTTCAACTGATCGTTCGACGTTCCACTGGGTCCAGCACTGAATATGTCCACGATGTAGTAATCTCCCATGCCGTAGTTGGATGCAGAACAAAAAAACGACGAAGTTTCGTCATTACCGGTCTCATCATCGCCGTAACGGAGTGTCTTGTTCATGGGATGCCATATCTTGTAATTTCGAATGATTCCGTTGTTGTTTCCAGAATTGATGATTCGTGTTCGATCATAACAGAGTGTGACATTTCTGTTGTCAACTTTTGCGGTAAAGAACGAAGCCCAATCTATACTTTGTCGGCCCTGAAACAACACGTTGAGTAGGGTCTGGGCCATGGTCCCATTCTGTAGAGCATCCACCAAGCCGCGTGTGAGTCCAACTGCAGCCGTCTGGGCGACAAGGGGGGTATCGGCATTCTGTGTGTTGAGGATATCACGCTGTCGGTATTGGAAGCAAACCCTGCGCCACTGCCAGGGTTGGGCGGTAGAGGTCTGTATTTGGATTTTCTCGTTCAAACCTCTCATGTAACATTCTGTCGCCGTGCGTGCTGCAGCCTCTGCAATAGTGTTGTTTGTATTGTCTGAACCGTTTAAAGGACGGCCGGAAGCCACCCAAGGGATGATGTACTGTCGATCTCCGGTAAGGACGGCGCCACCTGAGGCAAAGGTGCCTGGCTTGGGACTAATTGTGATGTTCGTGTTGGCAATCATGTTGTCTCGCTTCTTTCTCGACGCGATGTTCAAGATTCGCTTGCGGGGAGTCATGCGCCTCTTCCGAAATTGGGTTTTCTTGATGGGGTAACGTCGGCGGACGCCACCATACCGGCGGTTCCGAGCGGGCTTTCGGGCTTTTCGGCGATAGGGCATTTTGCTTTAAGTCCGGCATGGGGAAATATGTGCTGATGGAGGGGGGGGAGGGCATACTTATACACAGGGTGTGTCCTGTGTCCTGGGCTATAATATTA